CATTAAAATATTTAAAAGAAAAACCAGAATCAGCACATAATCCTGGTACAAAAACTAGAAATAGATATGGTGTGCATATGAATAAGCAGGTAAAAGCTTTGTTAGAAGATTTGATAGATGATTATTTAAGAGAAAGCGCACAAGATATTTGGTTTATTGATTTGATTGATGAATTAGCTAATTATGGTTATCAAAATACTGACCGTGTTATGGCATTTGGCCTTTGTTTGATTCATAATATAGATAATTATAGAATACAAGCTGGGATTAAAGAAGAGAAAAAAGATTTAGGATTTAAATATTATAAAATGGGATATAATGGTGTTCCAATAGCAATAAATTAACATTATGGAAAATAGCAAATATAAATCAATGCCTTTGATGGTTGTTTCTGAGAAGGAAAAAAATGATGAATGGTGTGAGCAAGTTTTAAATTCTATAACAGGATATATGGCTGCTGGTGATAGCACACATAATTATAGTAGAGTGCGAGATATTAGAAACTATCAGATTTATAATGGAGAACTTAACCAATCTGACTATACTTATTTGACAGAGCAATATGGATTAACATATCCTGCAAGACTTGTAAACTATCCTATTATCACTCCTAAAATAGATTTATTGCTAGGTGAAGAACTAAGAAGACCTTTAGATATGAAAGTTTCAACTGTAAATAAAGAAGCAGTGGTAAGAAAACATGATCATAAGGTTACTTTAATGATGAGACAACTTTTAGATGATTTTCATCAAGAATTTAAAGAAAAGGAAGGTCTTGATATAGTAGAGCAAGGACAAGGCATTCCTGTTCCTGAAGATATAGAATTATATATGAAATATAATTACCGTGAAATGATTGAAGAAACTGCACAGGACGGTTTAGAATATATTGTTAATAGGTATAATTTAAAAGATGTATTTAAAGAAGGGTTCAGAGATTTACTTGTTACAGGAAAAGAATTCTATAAATTAGAAATTTCAAATGGGGATCCTTATGTAAGAAGAATTGATCCTAGAACTATAGTTTATGATTATTCTGTTCATTCAGATTATTTAGATGATGCTACATGGGTGGGTGAAGAAAGATGGCTAACTGTTAATGAAATTAATGATATATATAAAGATTATTTAACAAAGGATGATTTATTAGAATTAGATAAGATGAGAAATCTATACAAAGGTGGAGATTTAGATCTATATAATTCATATTTTGATTGGGTGGATGTTGGTCATGGAAGAGAAACTAAAATACGAGTGGTAAGTGCAGAATGGAAATCTTTAAGAGCGATAAAATTTAAACTATCAGATAATAAATATAATCCAAGTAAGCCATTTAGAAAGATGGTAAAAGATACATATAGAAAAAGAAAAGGAGAAAAAATAGAAACTAAATGGGTGGATGATGTTTGGGAAGCAACAAGAATAGGAGGTAAAATATTAGTTAAAGCTCAAAGAAGGGATAATCAAGTTAGAAGTGTGGATGATCCTGGTAAAACTCCTTTATCTTATGTTGGATGTATAAAAAATAATACCACTGGTAATCCTGTTTCTTTAGTTGATTTATTAGATAATATACAAATGCTTTATAATATTGT